TTGTCGTAGAGCTTGTGGTTTTAACGTTCGTTTCTGTGGTTTACCAGAATTATGTTGCCAGTTAGGAGTTGTCATTTTTTAATGCTGTCTTTAAATGATTTAGAATTTATACCACTTTTCTCAAATGAGTCCTTAAATTGTTGCCCCATACTTTTTAGACCAGGTAAAACTTCCTTTTCAAATTGATTTTTCATTCTACTTGCATCTTTTTTGATAATAGGTTTATATTCCTTTATCTTATCTTGCACGACAGGTTTGTATTTGTCAACTAAACCCTTAACCATTTCAATATCACCTTTTAATTTCTCGAATGTTTTCATTTTCTCTCCTGTAACTTTTGTACAACTGTTTTAGCTTGCATTGGTGCAATATCATTTAATCCGTTGGCATCAAACCAAGGTGCTTCCTCCCAATCAAATCCCTCTCCAAATGTGTTGTCTGGTGACATAACATACCAATGACATTTGGCATCAGGTATATCTACAGCACAAACTGCCCAATCATCTGCCCACTGTGGTACTTGAACATACATCACAGGAAGATGATTAGCAAAAAATGAGAGTATGAGAGAAAAGAAAATCATTATGCGTTCTCATTTACAGCAGTGACATCCCAACCTGCGGTTGTTTTCTTTTCCCAGATGTAATCTACTGCCTTTGCTTTTGCTTGAGAAGTAAATGTGGCACGATTTTCATAAATTTCAGTCCAACTATTATTACCTTTGTAATAAACAGTTCCAACTGCATCGTTACCCATCACACTTGTTTTTTTAATATGCCAAGCCATTTTTGTCCGTTTTTAGATATTTATTAAGATGCCATTCGTGAAAATCCTTTAATTTTTTCAAAACGAATTACACTTTCAAACTTCTCTTGTAAATCTGGTTTATGTGATATTACAAATACATTTGCATCTTTAATCACGTATCGAATAATTTTTAAGAACTCATCAGTTCCCATACCATCAAGGGAACTGTCAAATACTTCATCCATAATTAGTAGATTAGTATTTACTGAGTTCTTAACTCTTGCAACTTCCCTCCAAGTAAAGAGTAATGCTAAGTCAATACGCATCTTCTCACCCTCACTAAAAGAACTGTATGAAAAGTTTTCGTGAATAGGTGACTCGATTGTCTCACTAAACTCCTCATCCAACTTAAAGTTGATATAAAAATCCATCATCTGCAAGTATCGATTAACCTGCTGATTGATAAGTGGTAGATACTTTTTAATTATTTTAGTCTTGACCCCATCGTCTTTTAGCAAAGAGTATGCGAAATCATGGTATGTGATTTCTGTCTTTTTATCTGCTAATTCTTTAAAAATACTTTGAAGGTTATCGTTAAACTCTGTTAATTTTTCATGTTCAGTATTTCTGTTTGCAAGTTGGTCGGTAAGTTTCTGAATTTCTGATTCCAAATCTCTGATTTGTCGGTTATATCCAGATATCCGAGTATTGTTTTGAGAAATGCCATTGTTGAGTTTCGTAATCTCCTTTGATAGTTTAGTAAAGAGATGCTCTCTCTCCT